AGAAAGATTAGCAAGCGTTGTGTCGCCTGTTGCAGCAAGTGTCCCTGAAGCAGAGATATTAGAGCCTGTGGTATTACCTGTAACCGCTAAAGCACCTGCCATGCTAACATCTCCTGTCAGAGAAGACGTGCCAGTAACAGATAGATTAGACGACAGTTCTACCGTGGTAAATTCACCTGTGGATGCAGTAGTGGCTCCAATAGCAGTACCATCAATAGTACCACCGTTAATATCGGCTGTATCAGCAACCAAGCTGTCGATGTTTGCTGTACCATCGATGTGGAGGTTACGCCATTGATCTGTTGCAGAACCTAAATCACGATCTCCCGTTGGAATTAGGTCAGAATCAATCTTAGCAGTGATCGTTACAGTATCAGTATTTGCGTTACCAATATCCGTATCGCCATTGAGAGTTGTCGTACCAGATACTGTAAGAGAAGACAGGCTCGACGCACCTGTAATATTCAGCGTACCGCCTACAGCTACGTTCCCAGAAGCGGAAATGCCTCCTGATAAATACAAGTCTTGAAAACGTACAGTAGGTGTACCTAGGTCTATAGTATCGGTTGCTACGGGCTCAATCTTATTGTCAGTTATTACTGTAACCAGCTCACGCCAAACAGCTGCGTTAGACGTATTGCCTACACAGATATACACGCGACCATTAGTAGTGTTTTCCCATAAAGACCCGGGAGCATATCCCTCGCCAGCATCATCTGCAGTCGTAGGGGCAGCTGTAGCATCTAGTTTATTTTTGCCGCCTACACCACCGTGGGCCGCTGGAAGGTACCCGCTCAAGGATGTGGTAAGATCAATCTTAGGAGCATTACCTGTCGAGCCATCGTGAGAGTGGCCTGTAGTACCGTTAAAGGCACTCTGGATCTGGTTGAATTCAGCGTTGATTGGCGGAGCTGTAATGTCAGATCCGTTAATAATATCCGCTACTGATTGGCGTGTATAACCTGCCATTTGCTATCTTCTCCCCGATGTCGAGAATTCAAATACGATGCCTTGAATTGAATAAGGTTCAAATTGACCAAAGGTCACGTATGTGGCTCGTATTGAGAACCCGGAACCTTGTACGTCCGAAGTCATGATGGGCTTGGATGAACCACCATAAATTGTGTTTGCTGCATTATATGCGATATTACGTCCTGCGTAGACTGTAGGACCACCTTGAGACTCCTGAGAATATGTAGAGGGTCTTGCGGTGTTATAATCACCCCAGTCAAATGCTAGAGCTAAATTAAGTTCGAGTGGACCTTCAGCTCGGATAAAGGTGTTAACCTTGCGCACCATTTTGCGCACATCCGTGTCTCCGAAGTCTAGATAAGGAGTAGCGTAGATTGCTACAATATCTTCGCCGTTAAAGCTTACTCCACGCTCCTGACGATAAACTTTACCATCATAATCACCGTGTAGAACCAGCTCCTCGTTGTTCACATATTCAGAAGAAGTACAGGAAGCACGAATACCTAGTAGTTCACCAAACTCCCATTTGATAGATCCAGTAGACTGAGACAGACCGCCAATAATACCAATACTATCGCCTACGTCCTTACCGTCATTGCCCACAAAGTACCTGACCTGAGATTTAGATCTGATAACAACACCATTCAAAGTAGCCATGTCGTTGTTCTTAATGAAGTCAACAAGAGTAGCCTGAATTGGTTTAGATACAGTCTCTAGCTCAACGTCACCGATCCTAGATGTACCAGCAACAGGACGGAAACCATCTGGCGCCAAGAACATCAAGTCACCGCCGATTTCGAGGACACTATCTCTAGCCACACATCCCACGTTAGCTGTAACCTGATCGATCACAAATCCAGACGAGACATCAGCTACAATCTTACGGATACCGTTCTCACCGAATACGAATAGATTGTCTCGGAAAGGCTTGATCTGTACTACATCAAATCCACCAAAGATCTGCCCAGCGCCGTTAGCAACCGTAAAATCATAAGCATCATTAGGAGCACTGTGGGCTACTGTAGCAAGCTCTGTCTGATCTCCTGCTAGGAATAGATGGTTCTCAAACACGTCTACGAGAGCTGGTGCATCTAAACACTGATCTCCACCACCTGTTTCCGAGGTGTGTCCACTATCTGTTGGTGCTGTACCTGCACCTGAAGAAGTAAGCTGTTCCCAATGACTACCATCAAAGATAATCGCTGGGTTAACACCGTCCACGAAACAGATCTTGTTACCGTCTCCAAAGTTAAACTGTGCATGGCGCAGCTTAGTAACGGTACGCCCCCCGGAGCTCATTGGTCTAGTAACTGAGTGATCTAGAGTATAAGGTCTCCAGCCAATCAGTGGAGTGTAGTGATAAAAACTGTAAGTCGCAGATCCTACATCTTTTCGAGCGGCAATGATCTTAGTAAGCTCGGTAACATCATCTCGGAATATTGCTACGGCTAGGACTTTACCTTCAGCAGATCCTGTGTTGTTAACATCATCTACTTCACCATAGTCATCATCATAGAGTTCAAAGCCTTCAATACGACGATAGCCCCCAAACAATGAGGGCTCATAATTCACCAGACGTGTAGCTGATCCGGGCTCGTTGTCTGATAGATCTAGGTGATTTTCGTTAGAGTTAAGTCCACCTGCGCAAACAAGCTTATAACTCTCAATCTTGTCTGCCATCAGTACCTCTTACGAGTGTCACGAATGTACTCATAGTTATTGATGTACAACGTCTGGAGGTCTTTGATACCGCGCTCAAAAGCTATGAAAGCTGCCTGTGCAGCCTCTAGGTTATCCTTAAACATATAAAGGTGATAAAGAGCACCATCCACAATCACAGTATCAAAAGAGCTGGGAATTCTTGTGACATCATCAAAGGCTGTGATGTCTGAATAATTAAGGTAATATCTAAAGCGAAGCGAATAAGCTTTGTCTGGGGAAGGTGTTACGCCAAAGCCATTACCATGACCGGGGAATACGTGAGTAGGTTTATCTAAACCGGAAACTCCCGCACTATAATCTCTGTCCCTATGTTTAGCATACCATTCGTCTCGATCCATGTAGGTCAAGGTGGTGTATTCTACGTCTAGAGCTACGTTCTTCTGTAACTGGAATGAATTCCAATCCGTTACCTTATAAAAATCAGGCCACGAGTATTCGCTCTGACCTGCAACTAGAGTTTGTGTATGTTCTGCAGCATTGAAAGGCCACTCAAACTCTGCTTGATTTATCTTAGCGACTGCAGCCTTAACTGAGTCTTTAACTAGGGCTTGTATGCCGCGTACATTGCCGAAGTCTGAATCTGAGATTTCAACCTCATTCAGGCGCCGTAGTACTTGGTTACATAGTGCAATGTATGTGGATGGCATATCTTACCTCAAGAAAAGAGGGGCCAGCCGAAGCCAGCCCCTGAGATGTTATACTTGGTCACGCGCAACTTCTGCTGCGCCTTTACCATCTACATCTGCAACCATTGCCCATACACGCAGTTTACCTGCAGTTGCTGTACCTGTTAGGGTATCAATTGTAAGGTCCAATGTGTCTTCTGCAGTCAGGTAAGCAACACCAGCAATAGAAGGTGCTACTGCGCCAACTGCTTTACCTGCCATTGCATATGCTGCAACGAAAGCATCGTCATCAAGGCCAGTACCAATGTCGAATGTCAAAGCTGTCGCACCTGTAAGTGCTTCAGTGACTTCAACACCAGCTGCCAAAATAACAGTCTGAGCAGGAAGTGTAGCAACTGTGTTAGCGCCAGCCGATAGAGCTGTTGCTTCAAGTTCTACAGAGATCATACGAATACCGTTTAAAGCCATTGTTCAATCTCCCTCTTATGCCAAGTTGTATTTAGCAGTTACGATGCCTTCTGGACGAAGGATCTTGCGACCATATAGGTGCATACCACGGACGATATCTGCAAATGAGTCTGGGTCACGATATGACTCAGTTTTGCTGATCTGCTCGGCAGTAGCGACTGCTGAACTGTGTCCTGCAACGATAACACCGAAGTTAGCGTTTTGGTTTGCTGTACCTGTTGTACCCGGTCCTGTACCTACTGCTGGTAGGTTAGAAGATGAGTAAACACGGAATCCATGGAAGTTGTTTAGAACAAGACCATTGCGAAGGCCACCTGACTCACCGTAATCGGCGTTCATGAAGCGGCTGTCTTCATCGCGAAGGACTTCCATAAATACTGGGTCACATACGATCCAACGCCCGTCTTTATCGACTTGTTGTTGGTCTAGTAGACGTGCCATACGAGCAACCAACATCGCTGGTGAGATAGATGCGGTTGGTAGTGCTGTCGCACCCGGCAAACGAGCTGCAACTGGGATTGAGTGATCGCCAGCTGATGAAGTTGTGATGTTGCCAAAGTCACCTTTTTTCAACTTCATGCTTGATAGCAATTCGTCTGAACCTGCTGTAGTCACAGCTTTTGTACCATTTACTTGGTCGTTAACTGTGTCTGCTTGTTCGTGTAGGTTCGTTTGCTTGTAACCAGATAGGTAACCTAGAACTTCTTGGTCATACTGGTCAGCCAAACGATACGCTGCACGATCTGTAGCAAGCTGTAAAAAATTGACGTGTGAGTGCGCTTCCTCGATATCATCGATCTTGAAAGCATAATAGTTGCTCTTATCGATGACTAGAGAAAAGTCTTCATCATCAAGGTCTTGAGGCGTGATTTGCGTGCCGCGTGAATAAGACGACACTGAAATTTCAGGCTCTTTGATAATTCTGACTGTATCGCCTTGCGCACTAATCTCCCCGAAATAATCAGAGTTAGAAATGTCGCCGACGACTGTATTCTTGCGGAATGCAAGCTGTACTTTTTTGGAATAGATGACGCTGGAAAAGTTACCGTTTGGTAAGTTACCATAGCCACCTGCTGAAGAGAATGCCATTGTAATACCTCCTATGTGAAATGGCGGCTCCTGAGAGCTGGTCAGGACACAGAAGAGATAAATCTGCGGCAGCAATCATGAGGGTGCGGAGCGCCCCGGGCCTCAGTCATGCTGGTGGACATATTTATATATTCTTCTGGGGAATTTTGGTTTTTAGGGGTAGGCTAAATAAGCGGCCCTAATTACCTCTATTATAGCACAGTTAGTACTATAATAGCAACACTTAGCGAGCGGCTCCTGACAGGTCATAAATGAACTGACCGCTGCGCATTGCTTCCATGATGGCTTCTTCGTTTTTAGCGTAATCACGATCCGACATTTTCTGGACCTGACTTTCTGTAAAGCGAGCGTTGCCACCTACGCCGGGACGAGCTGAAGAAGTGCGACCTATTGCTTGTGCAGCAGACTTAGGTGCGCGTTTCTTTTTACCCGTATCGGCTTTATACAAATCAATTGCTCTAGCTGCTGCTAAAGCATCTGTATTATTCTTATACAAAGCGTCTTGAATGTTTCTTGGCTGTAATGCCACCCATTCATGGAACTTTGGATCCTG